CGATACATATAACCTAACAAAATAATGGCACAACAGTCAACAAATAATCCTAGCTCACAAACCTTTCTGGGTAGGATAAATACTGCGACTAACGCTACAAATAATAGAGATTTGTATCTTAAATTATTTTCGGGCGAGATGTTTACTGGCTTCCAAAGGGAGACCATAGCTAGAGATCTTGTTATGAAGCGTACACTTACCAACGGTAAGAGTTTGCAGTTCATCTATACTGGACGCACAAGTGCGGAATACCACACTCCTGGCAACAGTATATTAGGAAACTCTGACAAAACTCCTCCAATAGCAGAAAAAACTATTACAGTTGATGACTTACTCATCAGTTCTGCATTTGTATATGAGTTAGATGAGACACTAGCACACTATGAAATGAGAGGAGAAATTTCCAAGAAGATTGGATATGCTCTTGCTCAAAAGTATGATAGACTTATCTTCAGAGCTATAGCAAAAGGTGCTAGACAGGCTTCTCCAGTATCCCTAACAGGATTTGTAGAGCCAGGTGGTACACAAATTCAAGTTGGTGCAGGTTCTGACGCTGACGATGCTCTTGATGATGATAAACTTGTAACAGCATTTTATGATGCTGCAGCAGCTTTAGATGAAAAAGGAGTTTCTGATGATGGTCGGGTTGCCGTACTAAACCCACGTCAGTACTATGCACTTATAAAAGGTGCTGGTTCTAACGGACTAATTAACAGAGACGTACAAGGTACATCTTTACAAAGCGGAAATGGTGTAATTGAGATTGCAGGTATTCAAATCTACAAGTCAATGAACGCTCCATTCTTCTCTAAGTATGGTACTAAGTATGCTCCATCTTCTGGTGCATCAGCTGGAACTGACCTTGCTACAAGCGATCCTGGAAATACAGGTTCATTCGTATCTGAAGGTATCGAAACAGCTAATACAGCTACAGGCAACAACTACGGAGCTCGTCAGAACTACGGTGCTGCCTCTAACTTTGCAAATACATGTGGATTAATCTTCCAGCGTGAAGCTGCAGGTGTAGTCGAAACAATCGGCCCACAGGTACAGGTAACTTCTGGCGATGTGTCAGTTGTTTATCAAGGTGATGTCATCCTAGGAAGACTCGCTATGGGAGCAGATTATGTAAACCCAGCTGCATGTGTAGAATTGTTCGCAGGAACAACTACAAAGCCATCAGCTTTCTCATAATTATTCATTTATACGGGGACTTCGTGTCCCCCTTTTTTTTATGTCAGTAATATCTTACGGAGTGTCTACCGAACTAGATGCTGTAAACTCAATCCTGATGAGCGTTGGAGAATCCCCAGTTAATACATTAACAGTGCAAAGCCCCGAAGTGGCTATAGCACAGAAGACTCTAAGGCAAGTCTGCCGTGAGGTTCAAGCTGAGGGATGGTCATATAACACAGAGAACGAGTACCCAATAGACCTTGATACAAACAATCAATGTATCATACCTAACAATGTCATACAACTAGATCTAAACATTTATCAACACGGTAAAGATTATGATATAGTTAGACGTAGTGACAACGGTGTACTGAAAGTGTATGATAAAAAAGGTCATACCTTTACTTTCACAAATTGTAGTAAATTATATTTTGATATTATATGGATGATAGATTTTGAAGATCTACCACAAGCATTTAAAGATTATATCACTTGTAGAGCCTCTAGGATCGCCTCTAACCGTATGGTAAACAACCCACAGTCTGCTAAGTTACTTGAAACAGATGAAGCAGGTTTAAGAGCCTTAGCGTTGGAGTATGAAACTAAGCAAGGTGATTACAATATCTTTAATGATTTCCAATATCAACAAGACGCTAACACCACATACAGACCATTTAAAGTATTAAGAAGAATGTAATGCCAGCAGTAAATCAACGTATCCCAAACTTTCTAGGGGGTGTATCTCAACAGCCAGATAAAATAAAATTTCCAGGACAGTTAAGGGTATGTGATAATGCTGTTCCAGACATAACATTTGGTCTTAAGAAACGTCCTCCTGCAGAATTTATAGGAACATTATCAGGAGCAACCTCAACAGGTCACTGGTATGAAATATTAAGAGATGGAGATGAAAAATATTTAGTACAAATTACAGAGAGTAATGTAGGATCTAGTAGTGTAAAACCTATTAGAGTGTGGGATTTAGCAGATGGTACAGAAAAATCTTTAACAAATCCTGTTGGAGATAATTTATTTAACTATCTTGACAATGCTACAGATCCTTATGCAATCACTACAATACAAGACTATACACTTATAGCTAACCCACAGAAAACTGTAGGTACAACAGGTGTAACAGCATCACCTATACACAGTGGAGACTACTCATATGCAAGGTTGGATACTGTTGCTTACAATACTGAATATATATTATATAGTGGTACAGCTCCCACACCTAGAACTTACTACAGGGTTACTTCTGTAAAAGTAGGTAGGATGGATCCAAATGCAAGTGGTACTGATATAGGCCCAACATGGGATGCTACTCATGATGATTCACAACATGCTGGTACTTTAACTTGGTCATTTTCTGGAGGAACTGCTGTAAATAGTTCATCAAGTAATAGTAACTGTGACAACATTGAAGGTAGTTTACAAGTAAATGGTAACGCATACATTGCAAGCCAAACAGCCACATATCAAGGTAATGAAACAAGTGGACAACCCGCAACAAGTGGTACTGGTAATGAATTTTTAGGTTATACTCAAGACTATGATACTCGTTATACAGCTACCGTGACATTATCTGATGGAGGTTTAATTAGAGAAACAAGTAAATCTGCTGCAGAAGGTAAATTTATTGATGTATCTTTAGAAAATATATTATATCGTATATCAGTAGAAGCTGTAGAACCAGTGACTACATATCAAGATGTATCTGGTATAGCATTTTTTAAAACACCTAAGAATCCAGACAATGGTAGTATATCTATGGCTACTATTTTACAAGGATTACAAACTTCTGTTAATACTAATCTAACTAACGTAACAGGTGAAGTTATAGGTAGTGGTTTATTTCTTTATGGTTCAGCTGCAGATGGTGTTAACTTTCTTGGTGGTGCTGTAAACGAAAACATGAGTGTGATAGGTCAGAAAGCACAGGATATTAGTAGACTGCCAGCTATGTGTAAACAAGGTTATATAGCTCAAGTAACTAATACTGCTGATCTTGAGACAGATGATTACTATGTAAAGTTTGAAGCAAACAATGGTGTATCTGGATCTGGTAGTTGGGAAGAAACTGTACGACCTCATAACTTTGCTGGCACGTCTGCAAGTGAAGAAATGAAACTTGGTTTAGACCCCGCAACAATGCCACATGCCCTTATTAATAATCGTGATGGTACATTTAGTTTTAAAAAATTAGATGAAGCTAGTAAAGGTACAACTGAAAACTATTGGAAAAATAGATTAGTAGGTGATAATGATTCTAACCCTTTTCCTACTTTTACTGGATCTGAAATACAAGAAATGTTTTTTCACAGAAACAGATTAGGGATGATTTCGGGAGAACAAGTAGTCATGAGTCAGCCAGGGCAGTACTTTAATTTTGGTATTGTATCTGCTATCTCTGCTAGTGATGACAACCCTATTGATATAACTGTATCTGATGTAAAACCTGCATTTATTAATCATACATTACCTATTAACAAAGGTTTAATGATGTTTAGTGATAATGGTCAGTTTATGTTATTTACAGAGTCTGATATATTTAGTCCTAAGACTGCTAGATTAAAAAAGATAGCTAGTTATGAATGTGATGCAAGTATACAACCTGTAGATCTTGGTACATCTATACTATTTACATCTAATGTTTCTGCATATGCTAGAGCATTTGAAGCTACAATAGTAGATGATGATACACCTCCTAATATACTAGAACAAACAAGAGTTGTACCAGAATTTTTACCTAAAGATATAACTAAATCTACTAACTCAGCAGCTATAGGTATTACTACGTATGGTAAAAAAGGTGATAATACAGTATATCACTATAAATACTACAATGCTGGTAATCAAAGAGAGCAGTCTGCATGGTATAGCTGGACATTAACAGGTACATTGCAACATATGTTGTATACAGGTGGGAGTTTTTTTACAGTTACATTACATGATGGTACATATAAACTATGTAGACATGAGTATGTAGCTGATGCTAACGCTAATAGAACATATGTATTAGGTGGAAGTACATCTGATGTAGGATCACCAATTAAAACAGCTAGATGGTTTGAACCATGTTTAGATAATATAACTATAGCTACTACTGTTACTGGTTCAGCTCAAACAACTACAGCTCCTGAAAAAACTGTGTTGGCAATACCTTATACCCCAGCAAATACAACAGATTTGTTTATGGTTGGGTTGTCTGGTAACGACAGTGACGGTAATTCTATAGCTGGTATTGTAAGACAGGCAGATGCTGTAGCAACTAATAGTGTAACATTTAATGGTATAAATATATCTAGTAGTGCTAAGGTTGCAGTAGGATATAAGTATACAAGTATCATAGAACTACCAACATACTATCTAAACGTAGGTCAAAATGCTTACGACTTAGATGGTGAGTTACGTATATCA